ATTAATTACCTTCTCAACTTGAACTATTGTAGATGAGGAGAAGATACCATAAGCATTAGCTGCAGCTAAAAATATATTTGAATCCAAAAGGATTGCTGTATTGCTAAGCACTGATGTAACTGTAGACACTAATCCTGTTGTAAGGTTAGTTACTACATCACCTGCTACAATATCATCTGTAGTAAATGTCGCTGTACTGTCAACTAATTGACCACTTACAACTGCAGTATTAGTACCGGTCTTAAGTGTTACAGGCTTACATTGTACGTCCAATAGCATATATGAATAATACCCCGTTGTAGTAGGGGTAGGCAATGAAAATCTATTGGCTGAGATTTTTGAAAGATAATCGGTTCGTAAAAAATATTCTAATACCTCAGCGATTGGCTGTTCCATATCAGCATAGTCAACACCTGCTGCTCTTGCGTTCTCAGCGTTTATAACCTTGTTATAACTGCTGAAGTACTCCTCAAAAATTTCAACTTGTGCATTCTGTGCATAGAGGTTAAAATCAGAAGGAGATACGTATCCGTAGTTGTTCTTATTAAGAACGGATAGTACCGTATTTCTTACTGAGTTTATCATTAGTTCTTTTTTTACAAATATACATAAAAAAAAAGAGGGCACAACAAGTGCCCTTCTTTCCAATCATCAATCAATAATCAACATCTATTATCCTAAAAGTGCTTCTAACATTTTCAAGGAATCAATGCCTTCATCGCTCTGTAAGTAGTGGGCTACCATTTCATATGGGTCTTCTCCAAACGGAACTGACAACATTTTCTTTTTATTGGTAGCGGTATTAAACCACGCCTCTTTGTCGCCATTTCTTAATATCAATAACTTGTTCTCGAAAAATAAACGAACCTTGGCTTGAAACTTCAATTCAGGGTCATTTAATATACTCAAGAACTCCTTAGGTTCTCTTTTAGCAAATACCAAGATGTCACGCTTTAACTCAGCAGTTGACACGGTAGATGGGTCTTTGCCAAACATTACTCTTGTAAGAGTCTCAATTTGGTCAATGCTTAGTTGCTTAGCTTCTACTAAAGCCTCAATCTCTAAGTCTAAGTCTTCAACCTCTGCTGCAGCATCTTTCTCCTTATCTACCTCAGTAAAGATTAATCCATTCAATGGATGGTAGTGTAAGAATTGCTGTAATACAGGATTGTTTTTTGGAACACGTAAAAAGCCATCTTCAAAGATGATTGGCTCTACAATAAAGTTCCCGTCTTGCTCATCCTCAAATGGGGACTTCTGATTCGTGCAGTATCTAAGAGCACGGTTAACATTGTTCTTCTCATCATACCACATTAGTGGGAATCGAGGATGGTTTCTTGACGCTAACGTATATGATAGCGGATTTCCTATTTTCAACTTGTAGACCTTGTCTACAGGTGTTGTACCTTTTGCCATTTTATATTTGATTTAATTTGATTTTAAAAAAGGAGAGTGTCTTTGAAGACACCCTCCCTGTAATTTTCTTCCTTTATTATCCGTAACGGAACAATACGAAGTTGTTTGCACCCAAGGTACATACGCAACGCTCAGAAAGGAAGTTAACTTCCATTGCATCCAAGTCGCTTGTAGCAGCACCACCGGCAGAACCTGTAATCCAAGTTTTGTATCTGCGGTCTTCAGCTTCAGAAGCACGGTAACGAACGTGTAAGAAAGGACGCTTAGCGTTCTTGCCCATAATTTGGTCGTACACTGAAGTAGAACCTGCAGGAACCATCAAACCTGTGATAGTACCGGTTGCAGTTGCAGCAGTAGTATTTAAACCACCACGCATTGTTGGGTCGTTAAGGTATTTCCAATCAGACTTGTAGAAGTCATAACCTCTACGGAATCCTGTGAAACCTAAGTTTAACGCCATATCAACATCGTTGTCGAAAAGACCGAAAGAAGCTGATTGAGCAACACCACCTGAAGTGTAGCCGTTCAATGTAGCTAACATATTGTCAATATCGAAACTTAAACCACGATTTACGAATACAACGTTCTCTTCGATAGCACCTTGCTTATCTAAACGAGAAACGATAGAATCCCAATCGCTTAAAGTTGTTGGAGTACCACCACCCCAAACGTTACCACGGCTGTTTACAACGTAGAAGATACCTTCAGACCCAATGTAACCTGCAGTAGCAGCACCTGAAGAAGATGCAGCCGGAACAGCTTCAATCATTGAAGTCTCTAAGTAATCTTCAAAACGTAAACGAGTCTCGTGCTCAGACTTTAAATACCAAAGGTATCCTGTAGCACCATTCTCAGTTGTAACTTCTACCCATCCGATTTGAGCCATATCAGAACCGTTAACCGCATACTTATCTTTGATGATAATAGGGTTGTTAGAGTAGATGTCATCTTCTGATTCTAATGAACCAACCATTCCGTTAGTTCCTTTCTTGAACTCAGAACCGTAAATGAATACAGTACATTGAGTAGAAACTGCGAATGCTTGACCTGCAGTCTCATAGAAAGCTACTGTGAAAGTAGTTGCTGAAGGAACTGCTGTTACGATAGCCTTGTTGTAAACACCTGAAGTGTTGTTTTGAATCATCAAAGTTTGTCCAACACGGATAGCGATGTAAGTCACGCCTGAATCAGCTACAGTGAAAGTTGCTGTTGAAGCACCTGCTGCTGCTGCTGAAGTACAGTTTGTGTACTTAATGTGTAAACGTCCTTGCTCAGCCCATTTGATTTGGTCAGAGTTAGACGGCATCTCTGCTCCTACCATACGTAGGAAAGATGCGATTGTTCTATTACCATAACGCTCAAATTCTTTCTCGTATGTATCAGGAAGATACTGATTCAAGAAGTTGAAGTTGGTAATGTAGTTTGTTTGCAAAGCCACCTGCTCAGCACTTGGCTGTAATTGGTAGGTAGGGTTGCTTAAAAGTGCATTTGCCATTTTTAATTAGTTTTAAATTTTTTATACTCGTTTTATACTGCGAATTTTCAGGTTTCGTCCTGAATCAGGGTTTATCGCTTTCACCTGCATTCCATCTGTTGATTTGCCAACTTCAGGGGCTTTACGCTCCGACATATTGATGTTCTTGATTTTACGAGTAACATCATCGGTTGCATCAGCTAATCCTTGTTCATAAAAGAACTTGGCAAACTTATCAGGATGCATTGCTATCGACAAGGACCTATGATAGCCTGCTGCGTCTTTCATCAAACCTTGGTCATCCAAGAACTTATTGATAAAGTTCTGTGGAGTTGCTTGGTTCTTTTTCAACTCATTGGCGTCTCCCGGAGCAAACGTGAACTTTCTGTCATTAACACTAAACTCAAAACCTTTGAACTCATTGCTAAAAACATCATTCGTCTTTTGGTCAAACCATTGACGTTTACGAGTGTTCTCCTCTTCTATGGTCTTTGCCTGTTGGGTATATTGCTTATAGCTTTCGTATATTTCCTTTTCTCCATCGGGGATAAATGCCGTACTTGACTCAAGGGGCATTTTGTATTTCTCCTTCTGAGAATTAAAATATTTCTTGGCTTCAGCAAGAACTTTCTTTTTTGCGATTTTTGCTTTCTTTACGGTTGACTCATCATCCAATTCCTCGTCAAATTTGTAGTCATCCATCAAAGCCTCGATGTCATCACTATCGAGACCCTCCTGCGTAGCAGTTAGGTATTCTTTAAGAAGTGCGTCAGGATTCATTGTATCAAAGTCCTTCTTTAATTTAAGGAAGTCTTCGAAACCACGCCCTGTCTCTTTCTTGTATTTCATATAAGCAGCTACATCTTCAGGAAGAGCCTCATTGTTTTCACGTTCGGCTACTAAATCATCTAATGAGTTAATCTGCTTATTATATCTCTTACCAATATATGAAAGAACGTCTTCATCTTTTAAATCAATTGCTGCAGGTGCAGGGTCTTGATTATCATTATCCGGTTCCGGGTCATTTGCTTTTGGCTCAGGGTCCGGATTGTTATCTTGAGTTAACGATTGCTCGTGCTTATCAAGTAATTCTTTTTCTACTTCTTGAACACTCTTCGGTTCAATTATGTCTAATGCTCTAACTTTAAATTCCATTTGATTTGATTTTATTTATACAAACTTATACAAAAATTTTGACATTTTTAACGAGGCTCAAATTCCGCTAAGTCAAACCCATCCAAACTATCCTCGTTTGATTCAAAACTCATTGGAGGAAGATTGTTCTTTCTTTGATTAATTAACTTAGATTGCTCGGTGTTTTGCTGACTAATTCTTTTCGCTTTTGCATCTTCTTTCATCTGCTCTCTTGAAGTTAAATCGCTCATCTCCATACCACGTAACTGCATATTATACTCAAACTCTTCACGCATCAACTGAGACTTAAGCATTGCTTCGTTCTCAGAACGCTGCATATCAAAAGCTACCTCAGCTTGCTTAACCTGCATTTTAGACCTTGTCTCTAACTCAATCTTTTGTAGTGCGGTTTGAGAAGCCATTTGCTGAGCCTGCAATGCCTGCTGAGCAATCATTGCTTGTTTCTGCATAGCCATCTTCTCCTCACGCTCTTGGGTCTTAATACGCTTCATCTTCAATAATTGGTTCGCAAGTTTAATGTTGCGAATCTCACGAATGTCAATAGCGTCTTCAAGATTAATATCACCTTTAGATAATGCCATCTGAATGTTCTGCTCAAGCTGTGCTTTTTGCTCTTCATCAGGAGAAATCTCTATAAAAATACCAAAGTCATAGATATATAACTCCTTAATCTCATCTAAGATTGACACGTTGTATTTGCCAATTTGATTTGCAAACTCATCTTTAAAGTCAGAATACTGAAGAATATCCCCTACTCTGTAAGTAAGAGCCTCAGCTAATGAACGATAAATGTACAATGAACCATCAAGGATATGTCTTGTTGCTGTATTAGAGTTTAATGCAGCTAATTTTTGTAGACCAACTAATGCATTTGGGTCAGGGGTAGAACCATCACGTGCCTCGTTAAGACCGGTCACTGACCTAATCATATCAATGTAGTGGTTCATATTTGTAATCAACATCTGCGTTTTAGCAGCACCTGAGTTAGATGTAAGCTGAGTGATAGGCACTCTTGCATTGTTGAAGTCACCATCTTGAGTGAAGCTACGTCCAATTACACTACCTGTTTGGAAGTATAATCTAAGTGCGTCCTCAGGATTGTATGCGTTACCTGTACCTAAGTCAATCTCATTCAGACCATCAGCATCAATGAAGACACCATCCGGTACTGTACGAGCAATAACTTGTTGTAGTTTTAAATGCGTGATTTGAATCAAGTCAGCAAATGGTATCATCCTTCTGCATAATGACTCAATAACACCTTTATACATACGAGGTGCACAAGCAACATAGTTTGGTAATGCGTGTTGAGATGCTGACTTAGGACGAACCATATTCTCAGACATCTTCCATTGGATTAAGATATTGGTACCCATTACCATAATACCTTCATACCATACGTCAATGGTTTTCTCAATCTTCTCAAAGTTACCTTCCTCCATCATTTCAGCAGGAGGATTGAATGTTTCGTCTTTCTCAATTACTCGAGAACCACCACCTTCAAGTTTCTTCTTTTTATAAATAACTTTCTTTGTCGTCTTGTAGTTGAAATACATCAACGTGCAAGTATCACGATAGAACAAGCTGTTCTCGTAAAACTGTGCTACGTTATAGTAATCGTACCAAGCCTGACTATATTGTGTAATTTCTTGTAAATCTTCGTTAGTTAAAGATTGGTCAATCTTCATTAGTTCTGTAATTGGAACAGTCTTAATCTCTCCCCAATAAAAACAATCTTTAAAGAACGGGTCTTCAGTATAACTGTAGACAATGTTAGCAGGGTCAACGTAAGAAATTTTAACACCTGTTCCTTGTAAAAACTCGTGCTTAGCTACACCAATACCAATAACGGTAACGTCATAATCTAATCTCTTTCTAATGTCCTCATAATGATTCTCATCAAATATTGTGTTAATTGCTTCTTCTTCTGCTATCTCAATTGCAGGCTTATAATTAAGCTGCATATATAGTGATAACTCTTCATCAGTTTCAGGAAGAGCGTCAGGGTCCATCATAAATGTATCAACACCTGTCTTATCTTTAATGGTGCTCAAAATATCTTTTGATACCATCTGAGCCTCAATCATATCTTGATACTTACTTCTTTTAGCTTGAGACATTGCATCTTGTGCATACGTCTTTACTTTAAATAGTCTGTCAGACATTCCGTTTACAACAATGTCGATAAACTTAGGAAGGATAGGAACCGGAGTCCAATCCAAGTTTAAATAAGACAAATCGCCATCAATGGCTAATTCATTCTTGTATTTACTAATTGGTTGTTCACCACGAGCGTATAGTCTTAGTCTGCGGAAATCCTTCCATTGACCATAGTATCTACACGAGTTACCATCTTTACGGAACCACTCATATTGGATGGCTTGCCCAACTTGCAAACCAAATGCATCAGACGCCTTCTCTGCATCAGTTACTAACTGACTTGGGAATGATGTGGTGTTTATGTTGATTGTTACATTTTTCATCTAATCAATTGACTTGTTGTTCCTTCGTTTTTATATTTAGCGAAGTTAATAATTAATTTCGATTCTTTTTTCTCCGGCACATACAGATGCTTTTGATTAGCCATAATGCACAATCCTGAACTAATAGAGGCATCAAATTTAGTTCTATCATTGATGTCAAATTTAGCCCAATCCTCAAGTGTCCTTGTGAATGGCATTGTCCCCATCTCTTCGGGGTCTCTATATTTAGCCTCTAAATCTAATCCTACAAACTTTTCAATGTAAGACTCAATTGCGGAGGCGTGTGCCTGCTTTACGTCTTCTGATGAGTTTGGAATACCACCAAGTTCACGCTCAGTCTTTGTTAACTTAGCCATTTGCTTATCCGGTCTATTGATAGAGAAACCTCGGTATCCTCTATTTTTTATATGGTATAAAAGTCTTGGCTTATTATTCTCCACTAAGATAGGCATTCCATAGAATATACAAGCCATAAGCACTTCTTCAAAGAATATTTCTGCCGTTTGTGGACGAGCAATGTACTCCAAAAAAAATTGATTAGTTGGTGCGTCATCCATATGAAACTTAGTCATACCGTGAAGTGCACCATTAGACCCACGTCCACCCACTACTGCAGAGATGTCATACGAGTCACAGCCAAAAGACCCAAGATGCTCATTGCCCGGATATTTAATTCCATTACGGACGTGAATGTTATTCTGCATATGCTTAGGCGGTGCCCAAGAAATATTAAATCTACCTCTTGAATCAGGCGTCCAAATAACTTGGGTATCCTTTACCCCATCCTTCCACGAGAATGACCCACGAGTAAGGTAATGTTCCTTAATCATTGAGTCGTTATAGTCAATCTGCTGATAAATCTTTGTAAGGTTAAATAACGCTTGCTTGCTCTCATCACGAAATGCGTGAGACTGCGTTCTTGGGAACTGACGATAAAACTCGTTCAGTGCATCGGCATCACTTTTTAGTGACTCAACCTCCGCTTCCCAATAGTCAATGGCTCCATTCTTAATCCAATTGTTATCAACTCCCATAATAGGG